CGGGTATCGCCGTCAACATGCCAGTTCGTGCGCTTTGCCGATAGCCCGGTATAAATCCAATTCGTAGCCTGATAGACAATACCTAAATGCCCCTGCTGAATTTCCGCAAAGGACACAACAAACTCTTTATCAACCAAGCGCACAGTGTTGCCTATCAAAAAACTTTCACCGTTTCGTGGAACATCGTCATTCACCCAAAGGCGCGTAAGTTCAATGACATTGGAACTGTTCTCTGGGCCTGCCAAACCCTTTCGTAACGGGGCACTGCTTGGAGTTCCATAGGTTATAACACCTTTGAGTTCATCATGCAAGAATAAACCAAAGGCAAAACTGCATGGCGCTCGACGATGGAGGTAATGCTCCCGAATGACAACTGACATTGCGAGTGCGTTGGAGATTGGCCGTATAGTGTAATTTTTTAGATTCGTTTCCATCACCGACTGAATTTTTTCAATAGCAGCATAATTCAAACATCAATGAATTTCAAGCTGAACCAATAGGCAATATTTTCATAATTGATATACCCACGAGGATTGGCTACAATGCGGGTTTCCCCGATCTTGTAGTCGAATGGGTCATGGGTATGCCCATGTGTCCAAAGAACGATCTGGGGATTGGATAGAATGAACTCGGATAGATCTGAGCTAAATGCAGCATTCGTTTTAGAGTCCCTGTAACGAGCATGGATACTGAGCTTTGAGGGGGCGTGGTGTCCAATCACAACGGTTTTGTGATCCTTGAATTTGTCAAGGGTATCTTTTAACCCGGCCAAGAATAGTTTATGTTCATTCAAGGCATCTTCTGGTGCGAATTTCCTATTGTTGTTTGAAATCTTGTAGTAGTCATTCATCGAAAACCTTATTGTATGCATGACCAAGGGATTCTCATTGTCAAAGTTTGTCCAGAGAGTTCCGCCATAGAACAACACATCATTGATAAAATAATGCGTGTTGTCAAGAAATTCTACATTTTTGAACTGAGTGACAAAATTCTTGATCTTTTCACGAGTCTTGAACAAATGACCATTGTAAAATTCATGGTTGCCAGCAATGTAGAGAACATGAGGGAACTTTTCCGAACATTGTTTGAAGAATTTCGTTGTCAAATCATTCCCGATCATTGGATCAGTCATAATATCACCAGACAGAATCAACACATCTGCCCCTTCGAGGTTTTCGATCTTATAATCTCCGAACTCTAAATGAATATCAGACGCCAGTGCTATTTTCATTTTCTTCCTGTAACAGTTGTGGTTCCGATATTTCTACCCTCACAGAAGGTTCGTTTCCCAAGGTGTAGAGGGAGAAACCATCTACAACTTCATCTGCCAGATTATACTTCAAGGCTTCTTCGGCTGTCAACCACGTATCGCTACTGGACAAGAGCTTGGCCTTGATAATACGCAATGGCAATTGAGTTGCCTTGATATAGAATTCGATCACTTGCTTCTGTGTCATCTTCAAGCCACGTTCAAAAGCTTCCATTTCATGAAACTTGTTCCAGCCAGATCCTGTGCTGAATTGGTGAGACAGGACGGTGGTGTTTCGACTCAGAACGCGATGGTGGCCTGCCATGAAGATCAATAGACCGGCACTGAGCACTTCCCCGATCCCATAGGTGATGATAGGAATAGTGCTTCCGACGATTGCGTCAATCAGACCAAAAGCCGCTGTCAGATTTCCACCACTTGACATAATGACAAGATGCAATCGTTTTTGTTCACTCAAATTGGCAACGATGATTTGTTGAATGGCATCGGCAATGTTTTCTGTTGTGATGGGGCCGTGCAGAATGACAACAGATTCTTTTTGAGTGCCCGACTCAATGACTTTACATCCCGCAGGTTCTTGTTCTTCATCATAGTATTCTTCACTTTCTTTCTTTGCTTTAGGAGTAAACATGATTTTTCCTTTTGGGGTGAATTGTTCCGCCCTAAAGGGCAGGGCTTCCAGCTTCAACGGCACGAGACAAGTTTAGACTTACAGATTGAAGTACCTGAGCATAGGGTTCGGCAAGCCATTCGTATTCTTTCTTGAGTTCGGGAAGGCGCTTGTTCAAATCAAATTGACCAAGACCTTTGCCGGTTTCTTGATACGTCTTTTCCGTTTCAATGAGACTGTTGTTCCAGTACCACCGCGCACAACCAAACGCCTTGGCAAGAGATTCCTCTTGTCTAAGGTTCGGGTAAATGCGGATTTTGGTGGCTGTTAACATATCTTTAGTAGGTAGTGTACTCTAATTTTATTCAAAAGTCAAGAGGACGCCTTATATCCCATCCGTAAACAGACGGGGATTTACGGCGCTTTCTGTTTATTGCACAAAATTCATGGCTAGAGGGAAAATCTTTGCAATTTCTACAGCAATCGCCCGAGCAAGTTCCCGATGTTCGGCCTGAACTCCTTCCTCAGTTCGAACCTGAATGTAATGAATGAATGACCGTAGGCTTCCAGCAACGAGCAATCGGCTTTTTGTCAAACCTTCCGGGAGGACAACTCTGGCTTGTTCCTTGGCAATCCCACGTTCAATTGCCCAATTGTACACATCGTTACAAATATTCTGAACTGTTTCTTGTTTCAGAAGCCACTGTTGGGCCAATTCTGGATCTGTGCAAACGATGGAATTTTGACGGTTCTTTGGGTCTTGCATCCTTGCCTCTCGAAAAATCAAGTCAGTTCCAAGAGCTTCTGGATTGGCATACCGTTGAGAAAATTCTTGGAATGCAAAGGATCGGTGTCGAATAATTTGTCTAGCAATATCTCTTGTTGTGTTTAATTCAAGAGTTGCATGCACCATTTCGAACGGTGAAAAGTGTTTGTGGTTAAGCAGATAGGTAATGAGTTTTTCGGATGTTTGAACATTGTTTTGGTTGGATGGATTGGACACCCGAGCAAAATAGGCAATCAATTCCTGAACAGTTTGAAGTTCAAGATCATCAAGTGCATTCGGGGCAACTTGGCTGTAGGCAACAATTTTGGCTGTATTCATTTCAGTCTCCAAACGAGAATAGGGTATTAAGTACATTTTCCAAAGCGACAAGACCTTTTGACTTATCATTGTAAATTACAATGTCTCCACTTTGAAATGGGACACCCGCTTCGGATACATGGGTCGAGGTAGGATGGGATTCATTAGAATCCATATAGATTCGTAGATGATTAGGGTAACTTCGAACGAATTCATCCTCATTCTGAAATCGAACATCCTGAATGACTGTATGAATGCCTACACTATGATTCTGATCAACTTTACGCTTTGCAGCAAGAATCCACACATCATCCCGCAACTTTTGCCTGCCGTATTCAGTTCCAAGCAGTTGCAAGGCGGTTCGAGGGGAGAATCCCCAGAATGGGTCAACTTGTTCCTTGGCAACCCGATCTTGTAGCTGAAAATCAGACCAGCCAAACATCGCCTTGGCAGCATCCCTCAGTGGTGTTGCAAAGGATACAATGTTGTATTGTTGATGGCTGTTTCGAGCAATCCAGTTCGCCACAGTATCCTTTCCAGATCCAATGGGGCCACTAATTCCAACGATGTTGTATTTCAGGAGATTGATTCGTCCACTACTCATGATTTTTCCTTATGTCTATGTCTTGACGCCAAAATGCAAGATTTGCTCTTGCTTTCATTCCACTTGCCGAACCATCCAGAATCATCCGTTCAATGGATTCGGCTTCCACACCTTCTTGAACTGCCTTGTTAATATCCTTGTATTTCCAACTAGGAGGCCACAAGAAAACTTTATATCCTTCATCAATGTATCGCGCAATGTTCTTGACAATGATCTTTGATCTGGGTTCATTGTCAGCAACAAGGATAGCCCTTCGACTATTTTCCTTGACAACACTTGGGGCATCAAGTTTTGCACCCGACACGGCAATCGCATTCTCTAGGAATAAGCTGTCTATAGGGCCTTCCACAACAATGAATGGTCGATTGGTTGACAATTCGTTCAATCTATAAACCATTTCCGCATCATCGTCAAGTTTGACAGACAAATATTTATACCGATTGTCAACTAGATCCATCGAACGCCCACTGAAACCTATGAGTTTACCATCTTTGCTACGATAAGGCAACACAATTCTTGGATCGTTTCCTAAGCGTGAGTTCTTTTGGCCCATCTGTCGGACAAATTCACCATATTTTTCAACATAGTAGAGGTCTGTCCAGCGTGACCGAGGAATCTTGCGATTTAAGACGTATTGATAGGCCGGATGATGTGCATCAAGGTCTGCAATCGAAACCCAAGGGGGTTCGACAATCGTTTGTTTTGGTGGGTCGGCTTCTTTCGTTTCGTCTAAATACTGTATAGGAGCCGAATTTCGTTTTTCCCTGTATCGCTGGATTTTCAATTCTTGATAAAT